GAGCCCTTATAAAAATAGCTCAGATGTGCTGCATAACAAGTAGTAGTCGTTATTCCACATGGTGTGTTAATTACTGCATCTACTTCTTTCATAATGGCGTTGACATCATAATGCTTTTCTTTAAGATTCGATTTATAATCTTCTCCCCATTGCCCAGCGATAACTTCTCTAGCTACCGTTTTGACGTCTTTCCCAGCATGGCGATTTGCACTTGTATTAATTTTTGGCTGATCAGCATCATATTTTGGCGTGATGAATCCGCGTATAAATTTTCCATTAATACTGACAGTTCTCTTCTTAACAGCGTCTTTATAGTTGCCTTCTGTTACGACAAAGTACCCTTCACTCTTGTTAACATAGGTAACCATTCCTACATGTTTTGGAGTTCCTTTGTTGTCTCCGGCCCCATTGTCCTGCCAATCATAAAGACAAGCATCTCCAATTTTAGGAATGTAGTTATCATTCTCTTTCCAGCAACCCATTTTCTGTGCCCTTTTAATAAGGTAGAAACAACTGCACTCAACAGGCATAATATCAGTGTATCCAAGGGCAATTGCTACTGCGGACCAAGTCGTAGCGCACCATGCCATTCCAGGTTTCATAGTGACGCCTCTTGGTTTTGTTTTCTGTTTGTTGTAAATATCAATAATGGATTTATAAGATCCATCTTTTTCATTTTTGCCAACCCAAGAATTAATAAGGTTAACAGCCGCTTTTCGTGTTCTGGCCATAATGTCACCCCTTTGTGTGTAATTCTTTTTTTCTTCGTTCATTTTCTTTCTTTTGCCATCTTCGGATTTCTTCATTGGACATTTTCTTAGGTGGATTAGTTTTTACAGTGTATAATTCTATTAGCATAAATACACGCTTTATATTCCATTTCTCGCAAGGGTCGAATGGTATTCTAGCTATTGCTAGGTAAGCATATATTAATTCGCTAGTTAACGTCTCCGGTTTTCCTTTGTCGTCATCTCCAATTGTAAAAACCCTAGATGCCGTAGCTGGGTCATTGATATAGTCTGTTACTTTTTTAAGTAAATGATCATCAAGCCGTTTAAAGAATTCGACCTTATCGAAAGACCCAACTATCATGCAATACATATAATCAAAAAACTCTTCATCCGTTAGAGTTCCTTCATCCATGAGTTTCAGCAATGGCTTATGCCATATTTGCTCCCATTTTGAAATTGCTATTAAGGAGTGCTCGAGCTTAATCTTAGTAGGTTTTACAACCTTTCCAAAAGTTTGAGTTTCTTGATCAAATGGCTCATATCCGGGAAGAATTAATTCGAGCATAATTATCTCCTTAGTTTCCTTCTTTTACAGCATCATCAGTTGCAGCTACAGATCCTGCTACTTCAGCCATTGCTGCTGAAATCGCCTTTCTCTGAGCATCGCTTAATGTAGCATCGTCATAGACTCCGGATTCCGCTGCTTTCTTGATCTTGTCATTTACATCGTCAGGCATGATATTAAGCAGAAACTCGGAAGCTTTTGCTTCGTCCATACAAATTTCCATAAAGAACTTGTCATATGCTGCAGTAGCCTTGAACTCTGCCAGTGCTTCAGGAGTCTTTGTAAATGTACGGCCGTCAAGAGATTTGATTCCGTAAGATGCATCAATAATCTTCTCAAAAAGATTCATGATATCCGGCTGAGACTGTTTCTGCACCATAAGACTCATATATGATGTTAAGCCACCGTTAAGGCTTGTTTCCAATTTTAAAATTTCACTCTGCGTGAGATTGAAGTAGAAATCCTCAGATCTCTCGTTTCCGTCAAAGTCCTTGTAGTTGATTGTTTTGATAAACATAGTTTGGTCTCCTTTCATTCTTAAAAATCCTAGCCTACATATTTCAGCAGACTAGGAAAAACTTTATTTTGTTTTAAGTGTTACGCCAGTGAGGGCGTACTCTTTTGTTTCTGTCACACCGTTGTTAGTTGCTTTAATTAAGATGGACTGCTTATTGGCATCCTTGATCTTGAGAACTGCCTGATGATCAGACTGAAGAAGTTTGGAGGGACCAGATGTTCCGCCCTTAACTTCAACTGTCAATGACTCAGGGAAGCCACTCTTTGGTGCGAAATCAAGAGCGATATAGTTGCCACTCTGTTCGTCGACTTTACTGCTGAATCCTGTATAGCCCGTCACGTAGTTAAGAGTACCAGAAATTACTCCAGTACTCTCATTGACCTTGATATTGGACTGAAGGTCAGCTGCCTTCTTTCCAAGTAGGTCGTCTTCTCCTGTAATAGGAGTTGCAGAGACGTCCAGTGACGGGTCTGTTATTTTAAAAGGTTAATGATCTCATCTGGAAGCAGTAACTTAGCTTCTGTATCTTCTGTTCCGTACAAAGCATCTTCAATCTTCTTCATCTTTGTAGCTTCGACCTTTGTAGAATCGATCTCAAGATGAGCCGTAGGCTTGAACCCGTCAACTGTAACTGGGGTTGTTGATAATTCCCAACTGAACGAAATTGCCTCTGGTGAATCATTTACTGTCTGGAAGCCTTTCTCAGATGGAGAAGCCTTAGCTCCGTAAATGATATGAATCTTATAGCCATAATCATTGCTCTTTACATCATTGCCAAGCAATGTACGATAAGAGAAACCGAATGTATCTCTGTTCTGCTGGCCGATAGTAACTCCCTTAGTAATTTCAGCTGTACCATTGCATCTATCAAATGCTTCTGGATAAGTATAAGCTTCGATTGTGGCTCCGAACTCTTCTGCTGACATGAGGCTAAGATACTTCATGTTATCAGCATATACAGCAGATGCTTCTGCTCCAGATGGAGATTCTGTAACTGCGGTAAGACCATTCCACGCAGAACCAGCGCCATATTCTCCGTCAATAACCGGGTAAATAACGCCATGATCTACACCGGTTTCGTATTTACGTTCTCCGGTTTTGTCCCATGTTAATTTAGACATGTTTTTCCTCCTTTAAAATATAATTACAAAGACCGAATGATACATGCCATCTGATAAGTAAGATCTATTGAATCTCGCAGTGGGCATCTCCACTATCTTATCAATCAATGTACTATCCGGGTCTTTAGTTACCACTTCTACTGCGTATTCTTTATCAACGCTATAATTTTTATTATCTGCCGATCGAATATTATAATCATCAACAGAATATATTATAGCTGGGTATTTTATGTTTTTTATAACTTTTTGCCCAGCACCGGATACATTAGAAGGGGGCTGGAAATATACATTGACACCCTCTCCAACGATATCTTTTAAATATCTATCAAAGTCAAGTCTCGTCCTCATTCCACAGCTCTCCCAACGTTATAATAAGCCTAGGGGCCTGTGAAGCATCAACTTCTATTGCCTTCCACTTAGCCCCCATAAACTCTACCCATCTCATGTCAACGAAATGATCGCGTATATAGGCATCACCGACAACACTTATCTGATTAGAGATTGAAATGTTGTAGCTGATCTTTTCCTGCGAATCCTGAAGCCGTCTCGTATTACGAAGAATATCTCCTCGATATGTACGTTCCGTTATTTGCTCGGTCCAAACCGATTGAGCTGTTTCAACTTGCTCTGCAAAGCCGATCTTACCACACCATCTATTCACGATCATTTCCTCCCATTTTGATTAGTTACCGCTGACTCCAGATCCAGAAGATGCCTTGCTAAGATCTGCTGTAGCAATCTTTGTCTCGATGGCAATAGCTGATAATGGCTTGATTAACGCACCAGAGATACGTGTCTCAATAAGATACTTCTGAGCGTTGTAATCAATGTCGAAGTCGTCGAACATGTTGATAGCTCCGCCCTTATCTGCGCCGATGTTGTAATCCTGCAGGTTTACGATAATACCCTGAAGAGCTAATGTGTCAGTCTTGTCTACACGGCTAAGACCTTCCATAACTGGAACGGATACGATCTTAGATACACGGCATGCTGTAGCCAGCTTGTCAATGTTGTCATAGATGATACGGCCGTTCTTATCTTTCAGCAGCAAGCACTCAGTAATGATTGACTCTGGAGCGAACAGCTTCGGATTGCCAGAACCCTTGTAGTCGATACGTGCTCTTACACAGGCCTCGATAAATGCTGTAGCCTTCTCAGCTGCGGTTGTTTCTTTTGTAATTGCAATAGGGTACTTAATTGTGTAGAGATCGGCATCTTTCCAAATTGGACGAATGTTGTCCTCTTTGATGTGATCATCACTGGATGTAAGACGTCCATCACCAACCAGGACTGCTCTTGCAATTTCCTCGTTCAGCATCATTCTCATTTCTGCTTTCAGCCAAACAATTACGTCAAAATCTGTAATGTCAATTACATCATCACGATCAATCTTCTGTTTCTTGTAGATCGTCTGCGGGGTGGTTGTTCTCTTTAGTAATGAGAATACTTCCTCCTTCTTCAGCTTACCTTTGATGTAACCTCTTGCACGAGCTTCATCCTCACGCAGATCTGCAAATGTAGATTTGATTCTTGAGAATGGTGTGTGATGTACACCGTTCATTACTTCGGTTACCCATCCCTGGTCTCTTGCAATGAACTCAGGTGGTGTGTTTAAATTTTTGGCATCCGGGAACAGGTACTCAATATTTGTAATACCATGAGCAAGGAATGATTCTTTCATAGAGCCATATCTCTTACCGTCCTCGATAATCTCCTGCATTTCGCTGTGGGACAGAACGTCTCCGTTGTCTGTATTGTTGCCTTCAAATAAGTTATGTGCGATTGCACCCATGTCGTCATCCTCCTCTTCATATTCTTCGGAATCGTCATCATCTTTGTCAGGATCTTCGTCGTCATCCTCCTCTTCATATTCTTCGGAATCGTCGTGATCATCCTCTTCATCCTCGTCCTCGTATTCATCTTCGTCTTCGAGAGCGTTAGGATCTTCTGCTAATGCACTTCCTACAGCCATGTAGAAAGCATCCTTCTGTTCTGGCGTCATTGTATCAACGACATCCTGAATGCTCTTATTATCCACTTCGTCTTCTCCTTTCTCATCTGAGTGCATAATCTCAAGATACTCTCCCGAATAAATATATGCCTCATAATCATCATTGTCAATTGTGTCGCCATGTGCTAAGGCAACATCTTCAATGTATGCTCCTGGATTTGCTCCTGCAAGAACAAGGCTAAGTTCTTTAATTTCACCATGCTGAACATATGGCCCACGCTGCTGAAGATGATTCGCCCAAATACTAAGCGAATCCATATCTCCGTGCTGAACAGCATCTTTCGCGATTTGACCATTATCTGAACCGTTGAAATATCCGTACGCATAAACACCATCTTTTCGGCATTCCATATAAGCATGCCCAAGCACGCTATTAATGTTACCGTGATCATGGTTATACACTAATGGAACTTTAGCGCCATCGATATCATCAAAAGCACCATGCTGAATAATTCTTCCATCAGCGCAAAGAATACCAAACTTTGTAGCCCAGCCCTTAAAGTCGCAATCGGCATACTTTGAGCGTTTAGCTCCCATTTTGAATTCCTCCTTTATTGTTCTTCTGTTTCCTCGTCAGCAGAATTTGTATTATACATCTGATCCAATTCAGTATTCGACGCCGAAATATTATTGTTCGTCAGCGTATCTGCTTTAGGATCATCCACTGGCCTTAATCCAATTACTTGCCTGAATTCATTAGATGTCATTATACAGTTTCTCGTGAACTTATCAGCGAGCTCTGCAAGATTTGTAGTAGACACCAGTTTAAATGGATCTCTGAAATATTTAATTGCATGCCCTTTGGTCCTAGCAGTCTTTGTTAAGAACTTCCGATTCATCTCATCTACGACTGCTGCAAGTATTGGCTCAACTATACTATTGTAGTAGTTATTCATTGTATTCTCGTCTGCTGTGCCATTGAGAATCTCTACCGTCATTCCAAGCTGAGAGAATAACAAATTTGTGAAATACTCTACCTGCTTGAGTAAATTGTTTTCAATCGACCTATTGAGCTGTGTTACATGCTCAGTAGAATCGATGTAAGCAATGCCGTATTCAGAGCTTGCCAATTGTTCAGTAAGTTCTTTACGACGTTCTTCGGCCTGAGCTCTCTTTGCTTCAGACTTAATCGTATATGGCAACTGAATAATCAAATCAAGCTTATCAGATCCACTTCGATCATCTATGAAATCGAGAATTGCAAGCTTTCTTTTCAATCGATGCGCCGTTGAATTCTGTGCATTCATAATTGCATAGAATGGATTTTCAACGATCGCGACCATTTTCTTTGGAATGTCCATTTCCTCGAATTCACCAGTGCGATCATTGTAGATTCGCACTCTAACATGGCGCGGATACCAATTGATTATCTTTGCTGTACGCATCGTCTGAATATCGTAAACGTTGCCATGCACGGGGTCCATAGTCGTATCAATCGGAACTATAGCAACGCATCCTTCGTCAAGAAGTTTCAGGAAAATATCCTGTTTAAACGCTCGCGATGTCTGATCAATATTGGCTTCCATTGTTAAACAGTAGTTAAGCCCATCCTCAACGTCGTCAGTAAAGCGTTTGTCTGCGTCTAGCATGACGTGTTCTACGTCAATTGCTGCGGCATCTACGGATATCTTATTGTAGATCGTTGTAACGATTGACCGCTCATTTCCCATCGTAAGTCTAGGACGAGATGGATTGTCATAGCTCACTGCGCCAAGACCAGTTCCATTTTGATACGCTGTTGGATCTTTGTTCATAAATGCATTCCAACCATGCTTTAATCTGTTCATAAAACCCATAAGTAATCTCCTTATTTAGTAAGGTAATCCAGATAAGCTTTGCCTGCGCGCTTAGCTTTATTGAAAGATCTGCTTACTTTCTTAGCTTTCTTCTTAGCTGATTTGTAAGCTTTGCTGGCATCTCTAGAAACTCTATTGTATTCTTTCTTAGCTGACTTATATGCCTTGTTAACATTCTTCTTTACCGATGTTGCATAAGGTTTGGCATCATTGGCAAGCTTTTGGCCAGCTCGTTCAATTTTGTACTCTGCCTTTGATCTGACAGAATTTGCCTTATTGCGTGCTTCTGCTGGAGTCATTGCACGGTCTCTAGCAGTAGAAGTAGCTTTTCTAGCTTTCTTATATGCACTGGTCTTCTTGACATCTCTAGCAAGTTTCTGTCCAGCTCTTTCAAGCTTATACTCTCCCTTTGAAACTACTGATCTTGCTTTTGCCTTTGCAGCGTTAGCTGTTGGTGATTTTGAAGCTTTGTCCAGAAGATATCTTGCTGCTACGGTCTTTGCAACTGCGTCTCTGGTTGCTACCTTTTTAGCGAAGTTTGCTGCTTTCTTAACTTTTGTCGAAGGAGCGTTCTGTTTCTTAACATTAGCAGCGATCTGTTTCATCTGCTGTTCCTGTTTCTTTCTAACCATGTCAGCATTCTTCTTAGCTACAGTATGAGCATTCATAGCTCTAACACGTTTCTGGAAATCCTTCTCATGCTGAGCTTTCTGTGCCTGCATTGCTGATGTTGGGCCTTTGTATGGAACAGACGATTTTTTAACGTCTTCTGGGTAGACATACTTACCATTTTTAATGTATAAGTATTTGTGCTTTTTCCAGCTATGTCTGAGAACAGTGTTTCCGTCCTCATCGGTGGCCTTGTAATATACAGAATTACTCATATTACCATCCTTTCTGTTTCTTTTTAAGTTTTTGAACGTATTTTGCACCACGGATAGAAGCTAACTCAGCATCTACCGTTTTCTTCTTTTCTGCAGTTTTGTTTGTACGCCGTTTGATGGCTTCAGCCTTCTTGGTGTACTTAGCAGCTTTCTTTCCATAACGGTTTGCCTTCTTCCGAGCTCGTTCAGCTTTTTGAAGATTTCCGGTATATCCAATATCCGTAAGAGCATGGTCACGTTTGACTCGTTTTGCCTCTTCCTTTTCTTTGAACTTGACTCTTTTAGCCATAGCTTCTGAAGCTTTTCGTTCGTAATTGGATATACGTGACTTTGTCTTCTGAGAAGTTTGTTTCTTCATCTTAGACGCAAGCCGATCTGATTTTGACTCCAGATGCGATGCTCTTCTTCCGGAATGCTGATACGGATCTTTTCCTGATCCATACTTGTAACGGCCAGACCGTCTCGGCAGTCCATAATGTTCCAGATGGTCACCGTCTAAGTCCGAATGAACTAACGAAAACGTGCCATCGTCATTCTTTATTTTTACATACATAACCATTACTCCTATTCGAATGCGTCTTTATTAACTTTGTAAGCAACAAGTGCATCCATCAATGCTGAGACGTTATCGATTTTGTCTTCGTAACGTTTCTTGTACAGTTTCCTGTTTCCGTTTGTATCTTCCAATGTTATGCAATGGCCCATACAGAAACTCATCAAAGACTCGTCAAATATCAGCATCCTCTTTTCTGACAGTTTCTTAATTTCTCCGAGAGGAACCGTTTCAGTTCTAACACCCTGTGGAACTTTCTCAATTCCAAATGATCCATTCTCCTGAGCCCATCTTTCAATAAACTCTTTTGCGTTGTATGGATCATAGCCCAATGCGCAAACATCATACTGAGCGTCTATTATGAATTTGTCAAGATCCTCGTATACTTCTTGGACATCTAAAATACTTCCCTCCATAACCACAAGCGTACCTTCGTCGATAAACTCTTGATACTTTTGTCTCATTGCTAGGTTCAACTTACTCAAGGTAAGTGTAGTTATGTAACTTCTAACTTTTACTCCAAACATTCCGTTTCTCAGTGGGAACAAGAATGTAAAAGCGCAGAAGTCATCACCTTGGGAAAGGTCGGCGCCCATTGAACATGACATTTTCCAAAAGCTTCTAGGTCTGTGCGGGAGTGTTTCTTCATAAGAGAAATAATATGTATATCCCTCCATAGGAATTCCGAAACGTTTTGCCAGAATATCATTTCTTGTAGCTGGTGCTTTCTCAGCTCGTTCAACGTCTAGCTGAATTGTTTCATAGCTGACCGTGATCGGTAGGTTAGGATTAGCCTTAGGCCACATGTCTGGGTCTCCGACTTCCTCTATGCTGTCAAGCCTGTAATACCAAATACTAGTATGCCAGTTCTGGTATTCACCTTTGAGAATGTCCATCAGTTCCATTTTGATGGCATCTCCACATCCATTACGGACGGTACCTTCAGAACTTACCGCTAAGATTACATACCCGTCTATTTTGGCTGCACCCTGCTCAATTGCACCAATTGGGTCCTCTCTCAATTCACCTGAGAGCCATTCGTCGACTGTAGCTACTTTTACGCGTAATCCCTGAAGTTTGTTAATACTCATCGGTCTTATCTCGAGTAGTGAATTTGTAAGAAAGTTCTGTATACCTTTTTTGGTTGATGCAAGCTTTACACGGTTCGCTTTGGAACCTGTAGTGTTCTGTATAGAACCTTCAGTTAGAAACTGGAACAACGGCCCTTTTGCTCTGGCTATGGCAGTGCTAATTGCACTAGTAACCTCTTCAGCCTGTTTCATTGTTGGGGCTGTTGTAATCTGATGTGTCGTTGTTGTATCGACTGTCAGAAAATATGCTTGCACTAAACTCTCATATAACGATTTTGCATTGCTTCGAGAAATGATAAGATACTGTTTGTTGACTAGACGCTTTTTGACAGATTTCCTTACGAAATGTCCGCCTCGTCCAGAAGGGTTTGGTTCATATACGGATTTCTCAATGTAATAGAACCAACCAAATAATTGCTCTCCCCAAAGTTTAAACGAATCCAGCAATTCCAAGTCTGATCCATCGGTCAGGACCATTTCGGATTCGCAGAAGGCAATCCAACCTTCTACAGCTTCGTCGTCATAGTATACACCGGGGTTAGCGATCAGCCAATCAATACGGTTCATCTCCATAGAGATCTCCCTGTTAACAGGAATCTCGCCGTTCAGAACTTTATCTCGGAACTCCCCGTAGTACCTAGGCGTTGCCGTATTGCTTAGCATTCACATCACCTACTTCTTTTTCTTTGTTTTCTTTGTTTCAGCTTTGACGGCTTCATTAATCATCTTCTGAGCGGCAGCATTAAGTTTGCCTTTAATATAAACTTTCCCTTGTTCTTTAACGACTTCTGTAACTGCTGGAACGATAATATCCTTTACGGCCTTATCAACCAACTTCTTTGGCAATGGCTGTTTTTGTGGATGATTTTTAAGATATGTAGCTTCCATGCTATCTCTAGCGTTTATTCGTCTGAGCTCTTCATCGGATAAAGTTTTTACATATGCTTTTTCATTTCTGTATTTGGTTTTTTGTTTCTTTTTCTCAAGCTGGGCTGCTTTAGTTCTTTCTCTTCGTTTGGCATTTTGTTTTTCAACTTCGCTATTTTTAGAAAAGCTTTTTATAAACTTCTCACCAGCTTTAGCTGATGATCTAAGACTTTGATACGGGTCCTTTCCAGATCCCCATTTGTATCTTCCGGATCGTCTTGGTAATCCGTAATGTGCTAGATAATAGTCAGAGAATTCCTGATTGTTGACTAAGAAGTCTTTTACATCATCTGCTGAGTAATTAGTCATCGTCATTCTCTCCTTTCTTATCATCTTCGGAAACAGGATAGTACATTATGTACAATCTCCATTCCATTTCCTTAAGTTGCTCTTTCAAACTGTCCATTAACGAACCACTTGTTGGCGGATCGAATAACAGACGAGTTTTGATGTACACATAATCTTTTATCAAACTTGACTTCTGAGTGTCCTCTTCGAATTCACTCCAGACATTATCCGGACCAGTGATTCGGTATCCTTCTTTCGGACCAACTCCTAATTGAGTGAGAGCTGCAAATGCAGAATTGATATGAATGGTTAAATCCAAGTCAAACTGCTCAAAGTCGTCAGGACATCCAATAAGCTGCTTGATAGTCTTAAGAATGCTCTCTTCCATTGAATTCCTCCTCAATGTTTCCAAGGGCATGTATCATTTGGTCTCCTTATTACAGGGCCGCTACGAACATTTGTATCGTGTCCATAGTGTATGGCATTATGTGTTTGATGGGTTGTTGTCACAACGTTATTCATGTCGAATACCATTGGGTCTCGGTTAAGTATCATCTCTTTGGTAACTGGATTTATGTGATGTATCAACGGTCGTGTTTGTATCTCGTATCCTTCAACACCTAAATCGCAACCGCCATCTCTGACAATTACTCTATGCCGAAACTCTCTCCACTCGCTTGATGAATATAATGCCTGATTAACCCATCGATCATATCCAAACGTTTCATACCCAACAGAACCAGCCAGCATTAAATATTGCAGTCGTTCTTCGTAGGTATGATACTTAATCATTTCCAAATATGATCGTGACATAGGACTTGAGCTACTCATCCTCAATGCCCTGGTATCTACGCATTGCTTCAATTGCTGCGGCGTACCTCTCTTCACTCTTAGCGGAAGCTTCCAATGAGTCGATTTTGGCACGGGTCTGCTTTGTCTCCTCTTTGATCTTCTCCTGTTCGAGGAGTTCTCTTGAAGATCCAAGTTTTAAGAAATGTGTAATAACCTGAGATGAGGCTGTACCTTCACGTAACTGCTTTTCAGCAGCATCGAGTGAAAGATTGATCAAGTACTGTTCCCTGTCTTCAGGAGTCATAGGAACCCTTGAGTGCTTCTTTTCGGAAGTAGCTGTCGCCGCTCTTCTTCCCATATACTTTCGTCTCCTTTCTAATATCTTTCGCCAAGGTTTCGAATACTTTACGTACTCTCTATAAGAGATCTAGG